CCTTTCTTTCCTGTTCTGTAGTCTCTTGTCTCGATAATATTGCTGCGTTCAAACACATCTACACACTCCATCGGTACTGATATCATTCTTTCTATCGTATTTCCAGATACTTTTGCATCCATAAATCTTTTGACTCCGAATGTCCTGTTTCCAAAAGATATCTCATTAAATAGATTTTTTTTGATGATACCATCCTCAGCTTCTAAAACATTTATTACGCCATCATTAAACTGCTCATTTTGTGCTTTATTCCTGCTTGCCAGCATATTTTCTCACCTTTGCCTTATTGATAAATGCTATGATTTCTTTTCTGTAATTTACATAGAAATCATCAAGAGCGTTTGCACGTTCATACATTACACGGTTCAGGAAAAGGCTTTGCGCTTTTCCTGGTTCCGTATAAATATTATTAACTCCGCTCTTTTCATCAAGATCAGCTACGGAGTTAGAAATAATGATTTTCAGCTTTTTTTCCGCTGATTCATCAATCCATGCCAGCCCGAGAAAATCCTTTGTCAGTTCTAACAGTTCCTCTTCCATACAGAGTCTCTATCCTGCCGTCTGAGTTTTTACTGTACCCTCTACCGTTGTAGTGATTGGATCGGTATTAGTTACTTCGACTTTTACAACCGCTGGTTTCAACTGACTGATATCATGGTATGCATTGTTATCCATAGGCATACCGTTTCCGTACAATTTGATTTTGTATACCCTGTTGTCTTCAAGGAACTGGCAACTGTCATCAAATTCAAGTTTACCGTCCTTTGAACTCATACCGATACCCGCAAAATATCTGTATCCTAACCCTAGAACAGCTTTTCCTGAAGCAACTGCCGGTGACTGAATGATAGTCATCGGGTAAGGAAGAACATCATTTCTGTAGGTGCCATCGCCACCCATTACTGTTGTAGCTGGGAATACTTTTGTAAAATAGTCAACAGGATTTACGATATAAATTACATCTCTGATGGTTCGTGTTTTGTTGTTGTCATCAACTGCTAATTTTGCGATTTCTGCACCTAATGTTGCCGGCTGAAAATCTTTAATAACGGTTGCTGATTTAGCAGTATATTGAACATATCCGCTTTGTGCGCTTCCTGATGTCAGATTAGCAATCATCCCGATTGGACCCTGATCTGTTCTCAATGAATTGATGATTCCATCTTCAAGTCCGTTTGCTAATGCATCGTACATGATTTCTCTAACGTATGTATCAAGCCATGATGGTCCTAAATCAAGCATTGCCTGTGACACTGGAATAAAAGCAGATAATTTCAAAAATGTCATATCAACTTCACTGAAAGAACTTTCCAGCTCCTTAGTGATTTGATCTGTTAATTTTCCCCATACCGCTTTAACATATCCATTTTTGTTGACAAGGAATTTGATCATTCCCATAGTATTTTGAAAATTGATTTTTTCAAGCAGTGGATGCTGAGTTCTTAAATCTTCAAACACTGAATTAATAACTGTTTCCGGCATAACAAGTTCAGGATTTGTTAATGCCTGTTTAGTATCCGATGCCCTAAATGCCTCTGCCAGCTTTTCATAATATTTCTTTTCAGATGATGTAAGCTGTCTTACTCCTCTCTGTGCAAGAATCTGAGCATCATTATTACCAGCTAACTCATTAGCTCTTTCTAAAATGTTCTCTTCGATATTTTGAGCAAGCTCATTTAAACAGCTGGTGTATGCATCACTGTCCTCGTTATGCATAGCTTCAACCATCTTCGTTAAAATCTCTGCTCTTTTTTGATTCATAACTGCTAATGTCATTTATCTATTCCTCCTCTGTTTTTTGACATTTAAAAAACCAGCCTTTTTTCTGTAACGGCTGAGTATTGTTCAACTGTTTTTCAAGTTCTTTATTCCTAAGTACGAGTTTTGCTAGTATACCGTCGTGCAGTGACTGTTTGACTGTGTCCTCTACGATTTCAGTTGCAAAACCATAACTGAGTGCTTCGTCTGCTGTTATCCATTCCTCACGGTCCATCATCTCTTTAATCTGTTCCTCGCTGAGACTGGAACATAATTTATAGATTTCAACAGAAGGCTGAGTGATTTTCTCTATATCATCAGCAGCTTTTCTTAATGCATTTGAATCACCTGCTGCATAAGTCCATGCATTGTGGATCATAAGCAGACTTGACCGTGGCATTTTTCTTTCAGTTCCAGCCATAAAGATAACCGATGCTGCACTGCATGCAAAGCCGTCACACAATGTTGTAACAGTTCCCTTGTAATTCTTTAAAAGATTGTAAATTGCAAGTCCCTGAGCTACTTCACCGCCATAGGAATTGATTCTTACAGATAAGTCTTTTTCACCAAGCTGTGCAAGTTCTTTTGCCATGTCATAGGCGCACACCTCATCTTCATACCACTTATATGAGGTGATATCTCCATAAATATATAATTCAGCATTGTTTTCATCCTGATTAGTCAACTGATAAAAATTATTCTTCATCTTCATCACCTCCTTTCAGTGCTTTCATGAGATCTTCGACTGTAGAATAGTTCTTGGTCATAAAGAACTGATTAGCCCATGATTCGTCGATTCTGTCAAAACCGCAAATCTCACGAAGATCGTTGATACAAGTAAATCCGC